ATACCCTGATACCCATCGAGCCTTTTCGAATCTACGCCGATCAGGCTGACGAGCTAGATGAGGTGACCAAGCGAATCTCTGGTATCATCCGCACATGCAAGGTGCGTGGAATTTACGACTCGACAGTCACCGAGATGTCCACCCTGATGGATACGGGTGAGAACGTTATGGTCCCGGCCACAGATGTCCTGCCATTGATGCAATCTGGTGGCCTGGAGAAAGCGATCTGGCTCTGGCCGGTTGAGAGGATCGCAGGCGTCCTCATCCATCTCTACAATCAGCGCGAAGCCATAAAGACAACGATTTATGAGATTACCGGAATTGCTGATATCATGCGCGGGTCGTCTGCGGCGTCCGAGACGCTAGGCGCGCAACAACTCAAGGCGCAGTTTGGGACGATGCGCCTGGATGACATGCGCCGGGAAGTACAGCGTTATGCGCGGGACTTGGTGAGGATGGTGGCGGAGGTCATGGCTGAACATTTCTCGGTGGACACGATGGCGATAATGACGGAAGTGCAGCTGCCGACCAATGAGCAAAAACAACAAGCTATGGCGCAGGCCCAGCAGATGCAACAGCAAGGCCAGCAGCTGCCGAAGAAATTTGCAGAGGGCATGGCGTTGCCGACGTGGGAAGAGGCGTTGCAGGTATTACGTGACGACAAACAGCGCTCGTACCGGATCGACATCGAGACAGATTCCACTGTCGCCGGGGACCAAGCCGCCGACCAGAAGGCAATCACTGAGTTACTGACGGGGATAGCGTCATTCATTCAAAACGCTGGACCAGCCGTTGGCGCTGGTTATCTACCGCTTGAGGCCGCAAAGTCATTACTAATGACATCTGTCCGCCGGTTTAAGATGGGCCGTGAAGTTGAGGACGCGCTAGACATGATCGGTGAGGAGGAGGGCGAAGAAGAGCAGCCAGACCCAGCAATGGTCCAGCTACAGGACCAGATGCAGCAGTTGCAGCCAATCCTGCAACAGCTACAGCAAGAAAACGAACAGCTCAAGGCCGATAAGAGCACAGAAGCCCAACGCACTCAAATGGATGGCGAGAAGGCTGCGGCTGAGATTGAATTGAAGCGTGGCGATCAATCATTAAAAGCCCAAGAGTTTGAACTTAAAGCTTCACAGCCTGTCGTTACCCCGCAACAGCAATGGGAATATGATATGCAAATGGAGCGCGAAAAGATGGCGTTCGATGCCGAACAGAAGGCATTGGATCGGCAAGCTGAATCTCAACAGAAAGCTTTGGATCGTGAAGCAAACATTGCAAAAGCGATTATTGCCAAGTCAGACAACGAAAACAATATTGATAGCGCCTTGTCAGATTTACACGCAAACAAGTCTCTGACATACAATGATGACGGCAGCATTAGCGGCTATGAAACAACGGATATTGAATCAACAATTTCAAGAATTAAAGACGTTATTTCGAACCAATCTAATGCAGACAGGGGCGGCATGGAACAGGCTTTGGTAAACATTGCGGCGATGCAAGCGCAGACAGGCGAGCTTATCGTGTCGAGTAATGACCGACTCGCAGCGGCGATCACTGCGCCGAAACGTGCGATCTACGAGAATGGTCGGCCAGTCGGGATTGAGACAGTCTAGAGGATGGCGGGGTGGGATGTTGACAAGTGGGATATCGGCGTATGGGATGCCATCCCGTCATCCGGTCACAGGGCGACTGGTGGCGGCGCGAGACGAAGACGACCAAACGAAAAAGTGGTATGGTATGATGACTGGGTACAGTCGAAGACTGATAAGGAGCTGCCAAAGCCTGAAAAGATAAAGGTTGTCAAAGAGGCAATCAGAGTGGTCAAGTCGTACAGGCAGAAAAGCATCCCTGTCGTTGACGCAAAGGCCGCGATACTAAGGGCTAAGAATGCGGCGGATATTCTGAGTCGAGTCGGAGACCTAGAGGCTCTGATGGCCGCCTATATTGCGATACAAAGCGAGAGACAAGTTATGCGGCGAGATGACCAATTTGTGATTTTAACGATGCTGGGAGTCCTGTGATGCGGCAACGGCGGGTGATGACGGACACAGTCGAAAGACGCGAATCATCGATAGGAGGATGCGAATAATGTTAAATATACCGACTCCAGACCTAATTGATGTGGGCACTGCTGCTTCGAGTTTCTTGCCTGCCCCTATCGGGATTGTCTCTGACGTGTTAAACAGTTCGAGGCGAAACCGGAACATGCCTGCGACAATGGCCAGTGCGCTCGGGGCAGCGGCTCCCTTGGCAATCTCTGGGCCAGCCGGGTGGGCCTTACTAGCTGGCCTGAAAGGCTTGGGCTACCTGTTTGACAGTCCTGCGGACACGTTCAACAGAGCGCCACCTGGGATGACAAGGTCGAAATACATGAATGACCCATTCTTTGTAGGCAATGCATATAGCTTCGGGAAGCGGACTCCGGCAGAAACCAGACACATCGCTGGACTGCCTGTCGGGCAATACGCCGCCACGCCAGCCAATACACCACAGGTCCAAGTGGCCGAGTATGTATCTGACCCCGCTGACCCAGCACAAGGCCCGACCGGCCAAGCGACGGGAATGGACGACCCGTACCATTATTCCGAGGAGAGCGCTGTGCCGTTCTCGATGAGCGATTTAGATGAGATGGATGGTGGGGCGCCGGGTAATAGCAGTAGCAGCGATACATCAGGCGATCCAACTGGTGGCAGTCCGTTTTATCACGGTGGACCCGTCTACCCGGTTGACATGACCGGGCCGGACCCACGCGGACCAGACGAGGGTTATATACCGATCCAGGCTGGTGAGTTCGTCCTGCCGAGGTCGGCAGTTGATAAGATAGGCCAGCCACGTTTGAGAATGTTGCAGGCGTTGGGACGATGAGCTATAAGGCTAATTTTGCGGAGATTGACTGGTCGATACGTAGGATGAATATTTCACCTCCATATATTCATAAAAGCGGAAGTGTTGGCAGTAACCGTGCCGCACTCCACTCTCCAGCTATATCAAGAGATTATGCCGCTTATGAATGCCCGGTTACTGGACGGATTATCGAGGGCAGGGCGGCCCACCGCGAAAATCTACGCGCTACGGATTGTCGCATCTTGGAAAGAGGCGAATTTGAGGATGTCAAGAAGAATGGAAAGCGGGATTTCCTCGATGGGATAGACCGCGCAGTAGATAAGGCAGTCGATGAGATTGCCGGGACACTCACGTTCTGATGGGAGACAAGAGATGAATGACGAACAGCTAGACTCAGCGCCAGCAGAATCGATCGAAGATTTCATCAGCGAGGCTTTCGACTCGTTTGATTCAGATAATCCGGTGGCAGACACCGAGCCAGAAATAGGAGCCTCCGACGCAGTCGTTGAGGCCCATACAGACGCCGAGCCAGAGATGGACACCTCGGACAACGAGGACGTTGCAGAGGACCGCGATGGACCTGCCGACCAGCAGACCACCACCGCGCCTCAATCGATGTCCGCGAAAGATCGTGAATCGTTCTACGCGCTTCCACCCGATCAGCAGAGTTGGCTGTCGGATCGTGTTAAGCAGCAAGAAGGCGACTACACGAAAAAGACTATGGAGCTTTCAGAGCAGCGGAAGGTCTACGACAAGCTAGAGCAAGTGATTGCGCCGCGTCGGCAGGCACTGGCAGTGAATGGGATGGACGACAGCACCGCGATCGGCCAGCTGTTTGCATTATCCGATTTTGCCACCGAGAACCCTGTCGGATTCACGCAATACCTTTTCCAGCAGCGTGGCATCCCGTTGTCTGCTCTAACCGAATCCGGCGCTGGCAATACCGCCGCCGCCGACCCACAACTTACCGCCATGCAACGCGAGATTCATGGCCTCAAGGATCACTTCGCCCGACAAGTAGAGGAGCAGCGGACACAGCAACGAGATTCCGTGTCTGGTGACATCCAATCATTCAGGGCGGATCATCCGTTCTATTCTGACCTAGAACCTGAGATGATTCCGTTGGTCGGGGGATTCCAAGAATCGCAACCAGGATTGTCTAACCAAGAATATCTGTCGCTTGCCTATCGAGCAGCCCTTGCTGTCAACGATGAGGTTCGCGCCAGAGCATCGGCTGACGATAATGCCGCGAGGATCACAGCGACAAAGAAGGCCGCTGCCAAAGCGAAAAGGGCGACTGGTACGAATCTGCGGTCTAAGGCGTCACTGCCACAGGCCGCGACTCAAGCGAAGAACGTGGATGATTTCATCGGGGCTTTGGTCGATGAGCGCATGACGGCATAACTCAGAAAGGCCAAAATAATGGGTGCTAATAGCTCGTTCACTGAAATTTCGGCGATCACTTACCGACATTTCAAAAATAAATATCTCGAAGACAACGTGTCGAATCACACTGCACTGCATCAGAGGCTGACCGAGAAAGGTCGAGTAGACCTGATATCCGGTGGCTTCGAAATCCAGATTCCACTAGACTACGCCGAGAATGGCACCTACCAGAGGTATAGTGGCTTTGACACCTTGGACGTTGCGCAATCCGAGGTCTTCACGGCTGCAAACTTCCCTTGGAAGCAGATTGCCATCAACGTGGTGGCTTCTGGCCTTGAGGTCCGTCAAAATTCTGGCCGAGAGGGCATGATCAAGCTCGTCAAGAACAAGCTCAAGAATGCGATGAGGACGGCGGGAAACAACTTCTCGGTTGATCTATATTCGGACGGCACTACAGCAAACCAGATCAACGGCCTCCAGGCTCTTGTCTCTGATGCTGGAACTGGTACTGTCGGTGGCATAAATTCCTCAACATACACGTTCTGGAAAAGCATTCTTCAGTCGGCGGCCTCACCGTTACAAGGCGGTGGTGCGATCACTCCAAGCGCCACCACAATCGAGAGTCTAATGCTCCCGCTGTGGTTGAATCTGACGCGGAACAACGACATGCCCGATCTCATCGTTATGGATGACACCTACTTCACGTTCTATGACAACAGCCAGACATCCCTCCAACGATATAGTAACAGCACAGATATCAAAGGCGGCTCCACGTCCCTGAAATACAAAGGCGCGGACGTTGTTTATGATTCACTTGCTGGCGGAATGCCTGATGCTCATGCGTATTTTTTGAACACTGACTACATCGGGGT